CTACATTTTCGGGTTCTTCTGTAATGCAGCTTTAGTGCGCGCAATCAGGTCCTGATATAACGGTTTACCCACACCCCAGCGTGCCGAATCCTGGCTGGCCCCCGTGTCCGCACTGAATGTCCCCTCCGCGCCCTGGGTGAATGCCGAACCACCACGACAGCATGGTACCAGCAGGATCCCCGCGTTATTCGGGATATACGGGAGCAGTTTTTTGGCAATATGTAACCCCTGGCCGACACAGCCGTACTGCCCTTTGCTCAGGTCTGCCTTCGGATGATTCAGCGTACTCATATCCTGCACATCATGCAGGCAGTGGTCAGCCGGGATGATGTCGTTATACGTACAACTCTCTCCACCCGGAGTTACCGTGCTGCGGCGCGCCAGCTGTTTAATGCGCGGATCCGGAGCATCGTAAGAATCCGGTAACGGAAGCCCTTCACCGTAGGCCATGCCGTTGGACTGTCCGGCAAGCACAACCACGTAGAACCAGTCCGGCTCAGATGAAGGGCCGACCTGTGGATCTCCTTCAATAGCCACCGCCTGCATCAGTGTGTACGGCGTAATGGCAACCGGTCCGCCATATGGCTGCCAGCCCTCTTTCAGTTTGTGTGTCAGCTTTTCCGCAAGGTCTGACGGCGACGCCGCCCTGACAACATCATAATGTTTAATCGACATCGAATTTCTCCCGTGTACAGGAACAGAGTTAAAAAGCCGGAACCGGAATCAAATTACAGGATGGCCATCTGCCAGTGGCTGGTCGTAAAAAAAGGCCACGCCATGCGCAGCCGGAAATAAAGGGATAACGATGATAGTTTGAGAAAAACAGAAACGACACTTTTGTGGCAAAGCATGGTGCCGGGTGCCTCCCGGTGAGTTCAGCCCGGTGCCACTAAACCCTCGTCATTCTCGTTTTGATAATCAGAGATTATACCGTCACCAGTCGCCCCTCCGCTCAGGGGGATTCACCATGCAGTTTTTTTCTAACAAATTCTCATCCGGGCAGACAACATTCAACTGACTTAATTGTGAGGTATGTAACATTCCTGTTGAACGGATACAAAAAAAGCCAGCCACTGGGGGAGGCTGGCGAAACTCGTAGAGCAAAAGTGTTGTTACACTAACTTCGTCACAGGGTTATCCTGCAATACTCAAAATACACAATATTTACAAAACTAATAGTATACAAGGCGATCTTTAAGATTTTGTTATAAATTATTGCCTTTCTCCTCTTTCCATGAGCTTTCTGGATAGCCACAGAATTCCGGGTACAGAAAAACCCGCTCAGCGGCGGGTTTTGCTACTTTGGCATCACGTACAAAATCGGCAAAATATCAGATTTGCATGAAATATATGCCTTTTAATCTACTTTTGCAATACTTTACTGTGAAAATGCCGCCTTTTGTTTTAAACGTGTTATCGTCACGAACAATAAAGCCTCATTATCCAGCCGGTGAAAAATGTGTTTCATTGCAACCCAGTGGCCAGTAAATGTTTTGGACCAGTTTTTGGTTGTCACTCCCGCCAGTAATGCCAGCTCCTGGTATTCATAACCTTCCCCACCAAAAAGTTCTGCTTTTACTGCCTGCGCCGCCAGCCAGATTAATTTTTTCAGGCGTTCCTGCGTTTTCCCTGCAATTTTTCTGGTACCAGATTGAGTATTAAATTCATTCCACGCCCACTGTGTTATCGCGATCTGATATTCCCAACAAATGCTCTCGCTGTAACACCACAACAACCAGGCTTTATGATGTTCTTCAAGAGACAGAACAGCCCGCCGCCACGATGATGTCGAAAACTCAACCGGACTGACCAGAGGAATTGATGTCCCCTTCGCCAGCGATTGCTTTCCCGGGATTGGTGGATTATCCCGCGTTATCATTTTTCCGGTCACCTCATCTCTGTACCGGATTTTTTTTCTCCTGTAACGCCCTGTATCGAACATGGCATTCTCCTGCCAGGCTTCAAGCTGACCTTTTGTTGCCTCACTCAAATCAGCGGTGGCGATAATGAGCTGCTCACGCACAAACTGTAAATACTGGTTATTCATGCGCACTCCAGTTCTGTGATTTTTATCCCCAGCCGCCCACCAGAAACGAGCTGACCGCGCACAATATTGATTTCATCAAACTGCTCGTCGTCTATGAGAAGTCCGGCATGCGTCAGCGCATCCAGTGGTGCTTTCAGGATATTGTCCAGGTCACGACGACGTTTATCTGGTGGCTCTGCAATAATCTTTATCGCCAGCCGTCCGGACAGGTTTAATTTCAACCGCTGCTGGCGAACAATTAGTGCCACATCACGGCGATAACGCTCACCGACTTTTGATACAAAATATGTGTTGCCACGACGTCGCCAGTAAGTATTCACCGTCGGCGGATAAGGCAAAACAAACTCTATACGCATCAGTAACCTCTTTTACCCGAGCACGCCGGTTGCAAAGGCGTGATCAAGAAAACGAAAAATTAAATCAACCTGGGAACCATGCTTTTCTTCGAACGCCAGCGGATCCGCATGAAGTTCGTTGTGATGTTCCCGGCACAACGGTAGCGTGAAAATATCGTGGGCCTTTGTTCCCATCCCTCCCTGACCGTGACCAATCAGGTGATGGGGATCGTCGGCTGGCTGACCACAACACGCACACGGCTGTGTCTTCACCCAGCGCGTATATTTCTCATTTACCCAACGGCGACGTTTAGGTCGCCTCATGAAAGATTCCGGAGACTCCGGATCAACGGTAACGCTGACCACTGTTTTTTCCTGTAGCGTGGTTTGTTGCTGGTGGACGTGAAGTGGCAGCGCAATATTTTTTGTGCGCTGCTTCAGTATGCTGATGGCTGTCTGTTCTCCCGGTACGATGTCACTCTCACGGTATACGGAGCGGATTTTTTCCACCGGTAATCCCAGCGAACGACGCGCTACTGCCTCAGGTAGTGCATCCACCACCTGATTGCAGGCCGCCCACCAGGATAATTCGGCCAGCGATAACTCCCTCTCCTGCGTACCGCTTATTGCGTGACGGATGACGTCAATCATCCAGGCAACCAGATTCTGCTGAGCAAGTTGATCGAGTGATTCTGATGTCTGGTCGCGCAGCTGGTTGTCACAGTGCCAGCACAACACCATCGCGCCGGCACCGTAACGGTGAATGACTGTTTCGCTGTGATGATAATCGCCGTGTAGCCACTGGCAGGATTTCACGTGACGTAATAACCAGTCAGACAGTGCACCAGCGCCACCCGCAGCACGGATCACCCGCTCATCGCTGAAAAATGGCAGTAGTGATTTATCTTCCGCCAGCGGCTGGTGAACGGCAGGTACAACCCCGGACGGCAGAGCTCGCATGCTTTTTGGTTCCGGCTCCACCAGTATTCTGCCGTTATGGAATGCTGACATTGATTCACGGCCTGGCTTAACGATAACCAGACCGAGTTCCGGTACCAGAACAGGTCGAAGTAATACCCGCACATTACCTCCAGATCCGTTGCTGGAATGTGCGGGACGGACGCGGTGGCCGTTCGGAGTAAGGGAGCCTGACGGAGATTATCCAGTGACGGTAGTCGAGGCTAAGGGCTTTTTTAACCTCGCATCCGCGCCTGCGGTAACACTGAATGAGCCATTCGGCCTGTTCTTCAGTGCATGGGGGATGCTGGTACCAGTCAGATTTGAATGCGTGAAAACACCGTCCGCGCCTGCTGGCAAAGACGGCAGAATCATCAGAATTGTATAATTTGGTATCGTGCGCCATCGGTTGTCTCTGCTGGCGCAGCAGGTGCCAGTTGTTCAGGCTGGCGTGCGAATTGTAAACCAGAATGCCAGGAAAAAACAAAACCCGCCGAAGCGGGTTAAGTGCGGGTGCGTTGAGGATGCCTGATTCATCAGAGGTGGCGAGGGATTTCTCCCTCGCCGGGTCTCTTACTCCTCAGGTTCGTAAGCTGTGAAGACAGCGACCTCCGTCTGGCCGGTTCGGATTCGTACCTCGCAGAGGTCTTTCCTCGTTACCAGTGCCGTCACTATGACGGTTAAACAGATGACGATCAGGGCGATTAACATCGCCTTTTGCTGCTTCATAGCCTGCTTCTCCTTGCCTTTCGGCACGTAAGAGGCTAACCTACATGTGCAAGTCATAGATATGGCCTCAGATTAATGTTAAGCGTCTTGCCGGACGCGTAATGTTAACTGGGGCTTTTCTCTATCTGCCTTTTGGTGTTCATGCCTGAGACAGATAGCCTCAAGCACCCGCAGCAATTCTACTTAACTTCCCTTTTCTCGCAAATCGTTTTTATCCCCAGCGGCAAATCGAATACACCACCAGCGCCACCGCCATCGCAATTCCTACCGTTGTGAATGCTTCAGGCCAGGTCATCGATTCACCTCCTGCTCAATATTTTTAAGGTCATTTTCCGCATACAGTATTGCTGTCCTGGCTGCTCGTAACCGGGCTTTGGCATTTTTCTCTTCACGTTCAAGTTTTGCCACAGCTTCACGAAGAGCATCCCGCTTTGCATAGAGTGATTTAATCTCAGACACTATGTTTTCACCGTTTCTCGCACGGTCGAGAACAAGCTCGAACGGATCTAAAGCCAATCCGCATCGGTTACAGGTAATCGTACGATTCACTTCTGAAATTGTTGTACGGATATGCTGACAGCATTTTTGCTCGCCGCTTTTTCTGTCGGTTATCACAACGTTGAGGAGTCCTTCCTCCTCTGATTTTGGCTGTACCAGGGTGATAACATTGTCGACTTCATTTTTCATCAGTTCCCCCCCCTGCGGCGGTTCCGGTAGCGGCATCCAGTGAGTTGCCTGCTCAATACCATTACCCGGCTTAATCGTTGCATCTCCGCGCCGGAATGTGCTTCCTGTATAGCGTGCGGAGCATATTAGCGGTTCAACCAGAGAGCTATCGAAATTCACCGAAATAAGCACGTTCTGGTTCTTTTCAGGCATCCGCTCACTACAGCTTATCCAGCCATTCTTAATGCCACGATCCTGACTCTGAAGCATGGTGGCGCGGTGACACCAGATAATCCAGCCAAGCGCCATATCCCATGCCATGTATTCGCTATCGCCATTTTTTGCCCTGCGACGATCTACAGATTCCCCGAAACGCTTCTCCATAAATAATTCATAGGCTGCCCGTTCATCCGATACTGCTTCCAGTGACGCCAGTGCGATACGAAACACATTGGCAAGCAGGCTGTCTGAAGATTGGATATCGTGCGCCGGGTCGCTCAGGAAACCAGTGATGAATGATTTAATCTCCGCGTTTTCTCTGGTAATAGTGGTCATATCAGCTTTCCTTATATGGGTTGATTTTGTTGTGCAGTGTGTTGAACGACGCCCATACCACGTCGTTATACAATTCAATAACTGGCTCAATTATTTTCCCGATTGCCCAGACAAAAATTAGAGGGGATATCGGTATCATTAACACGATAAACAGAATGAGAAACAGAAATTCTGTTGTTCTACTCTTTCGTGGATATTTTTTTCTGAATAATGTGACCATTCATTACCGCCCTTTCGGGCGGCCTCCTGATGTTTTGAGGGTGCAGGAATCCCTCCGGTTAAGGATTTAATAAAAATCACTTCTGATTTAAATTTTCAGTGTTTTGTTGCCAGGTGATTTATCGCCTTTACGCTTCAGCCTTATTTCTCAGCCATACACAAACAGGACCATCTTCAGTGTCATGAATGGAACCAATGAACCAGCCATCGCCCTCTGGTCGTTCCGGTTCCCATGCTGAAATATCAGGGCCATCTGCGTCCAGGTTAAAATCATCTTCATCCATAGTGCAGATAGTCCACTGAAGATTATTTGCCTCCATCCACGCGTTAAATTCCTCTGTGGAAATATATTCACGACCTGCGCAAAACTTTTCATACTCAGGATGTGTCCAGCAGCCATATTCATCACGTACTACTGGTATTTCTTTAATTTCATTCATTTCTGTTCTCCCACGTTTTCAGACTTTCACCACAGAACGGACAAAATGAAACCCGCACTGGTGATTTAGAAAATTCACCGGAACGCAACATCACCAAATCAGGGCCGCGAGTTAAACTCTCATTCCAGATTTTGTATATCAGCAGACCTTTTCGCGTCGTGTATTCAGCATCATGCTCAAGGGATTTTGCCAGTGCCGTACACGGTTCTATCTTGTTGCCATAAACCTGGCATTTTGATTCATTCACTGGTTTCTTTCTCCTGTCTGAACATCATGATCATCAGGCCATCTTTTGTTGCTACCCTGACTGTTGTTCCTGGCTCTATGCTGCCAAGGTCAAATGCGTCATAAAATTCATTCAACGCTTTCTGGTGTCTCTCCTGTTTGCGTCGCTTTTCCCACTGCTTCAGAAAAACAGAGGTCACCCACTTCCCCGCGCTGAACATGATGTAAAACCAACCAAGCAGGGCCAACCCCGTGTTGAGGGCTGTATCAATCGTTATTGTTGTGTCGATATTCACTGTGTCTTCTCCTGGAAAATAACTGCATGCCCCAGCTTCTCCGCCAGTGCCAGTTCCGCCTTAGCGCCTGCTGACCGCTGCCAGCCTTTCAGCATGTAAATCGCATCCACACAACGAATCATTGCCATGCAAATATCCATGTAGTGTGGCTGTGTCAGCCCGTCCGGAAGTACTGCCGGGGTTAAGACGGTATGCCCTTCCCGTTTCAGTTCCTCTTCCGCCTTGTGAAACGCCTCACGGTTGAAATTTTCATATCCCGTCATTGGACCGGCAATATAAACTCTCACCCTCACTCCATCACCTCCTGAAAGTTTCCCCGATAGAACGCCAGCACACGCTGCATAACTTCGCTCTGGCGGCACTCACGACAAATTATGTTCTGCCGTCTGTTGTAACGACGTATTTCTCCGTCAGGTAACTTTCGAATCAGTGTCGGGTCAGCAGCCTTCTCCGGTGTCTTACGCCATACGCGATACGCCTGCTCTGATGGAAATACCCCGCAACCAGAGAGCCAGACATCACCACTGGCCGCAAGCGCACCAGATAAACGACGAATAGCGGTCTTACTGACACCCGTTTTATCTGCCAGTTGTCGAAAAGTTTCTCGTCCGCTCAGGCGCACGAATTCCACAATGCGCGCCTTCACTTCTTCCCGCTCTTCTGGTGTAAATTCTTTTGCCATAAGCGCCTCCGGCAATCACTTTTCCGATACAACACGGCGGGAAGAATCAGTAATCTGTCGAACAATATCCCGGTGCTTGTTCAGCTCCCGCAGCGCGGCGCAGACTCGCTCCCACTTCTGAACATCACTTTTCGCCCTGCGCAGCGCCAGGTTTGCCCTGCGAAGGGACGGAAAAATCAGCTCATCTGCTTGCGTTTCGGTAAACGATGGCAACGGCTGCACAATGTCCGCCACAGTTTCTGTTTTAATTTCTTCCTGTGTTGCGGCTTCCCGGACTGGTAACGCAGCACCTGCTGGCTGAGGAAAGGCCTTACCATCACTTTCCGTTACCAGCGCGGCTTTCGGCTCTGCTGGTAAATTATCGCCCGGCATGCAGTAACGAAATTTACCGTTCTGATTAACGCGTGCCAGCCGCCCCGTTGCGGTTACCACCGCCAGCGTGGAAGCAACCTTGCGAGTACTGACACCGAACTTACCCGCCAGTTCCTCACACGTTTTAGCCCCATCCTGACCGATAAACTCAATCATCATGTCTGCGGTAACTTTTTGTTCGACCTCCCCGGTCAGCATATCCTGTGCTTCAGATTTTACTGGCCGCTCTTCGGTTACCCGGGATTCACCTTCGCCAGCCAGAAACCAGGTGTGACCCGTTTTATCAACAACGCCATTTTTTTTGAGTTCCCACAGTTCGTTGAGAACTTCTTCACGGCTGATATCAAGCCGCGCCGCCAGTTCAACAGAATTGGCTTTACCCATCGCTTTCAGTGCATGCAATACGGTTTCCATTAAAACTTCCTCCGGATAAAAATTACTTCTCAGTTCCTGTGCTGGCTGACGTTCGGACGCCAGCTCTCCCAGTTAAACGTCACCCAGCGACCACCGTTCATGGACATGCGGTCCATCACCCGCTCGCCGAGAAGTGTATTCATCGCTGCATGGTTAAGATTTGTCAGCATCCCCACACTGAGTAACGATGCCGTTCTGCGGTCAACAATCTGATTCAGCGTGACCTGCTCATTACGCGTATCCCGTTGCATGCCAATTTCATCCAGTACCAGCAGGTCAACGCCACACAATCCCTGCAAAAATTTTTCGCCCGAGTTTTTGTTGTCGTAGCTGCCATGTAACGCCAGCATCACATCCGCCACTGTTATCACAATCACACTGCGACCTTTCGCCAGAAGGTGGTTGCCAATAGCCGCCGCCAGGTGGTTTTTTCCTGTGCCAGGCCTGCCACTGAAAACAAAATTCGTACAGCCGCCTTCCAGCTCTGCCGCAATGGATTTCGCCTGACTCAGGGCATGGCGCTGACCATCGTTCTGCACCCGGTAGTTACCGAACGTACACTTCCGGTGAAGCGGCTGGATACCGGAGCGGTTAATGATTTTTTCAACCCGCGTCTGATGATTCAGACGATTAACCTCCTCGCTTCGCTTACGCCCTTCAGCAAGCTGCCATTCCCGCCACTCCGCCACCGTACGGTACGGAGGGATTGCATCCTGCGGCACAAATCTGCTGACTCTTGCCAGAACACCACCTGACGTAATGTTTTTCATGGTGCGCTACCCCCTGAAACCCGGCGGAATTTCGGTATCCGGTTCAGAAATATGATTCACGCAACGCTGCGCGGGCGAACGCCCCAGGCGGATAACCAGTTCATCCCATTTTTCCCGGAGTTTTGCCGGACTCATGATGTTTTTTACCCAGAACGAATCCCGTTGAACACGCCCAAACATTTCACAAATCTGTCGGTGACTACGTCCATCCAGCATACGCATCATGCGCACATCATTCGCCCAGGTCGTCCAGTTAGGCTCTCTGGGGCGTGATACCTCCCCATCATCACTGGCGGCCTGTTCATACAACGCAACAACCCGTCCCCAGATCCACTGTGCACACGTCAAATCCTCCCGGGTTCCCCACTGTCGCTTTGGTACATTCCAGGTATGCGCATCCGGGTGTTTCTCCAGAAATCGCTCGACCGGTGATGCTTGTTTTTCGTCCGGCAGTGAAACGTCCGGACAAGAAGATCTTTTATCTGACGGATCAGGTTTTAATACTGACGGATCGGGGTCAATCATCGCCCCCCTAATCGGCAGTTTTTTATCAACAGTTGATCCATCAAAATTTGACGGGTCAACCGTTGAGGGGTCAATATTTGACGGGTCAACTGTTAACGGGTCATTTTTTGCCGGGCTAATTTTTCTTTTCGGTTTATATGACTCACGCGCCGCCGCCGCAGCTGCTTCGAGTTTTTCCACATTAAGCCGATAGATATTGCTTACATTACGCCCACCGACCTTACGCTCTTCCTTCGTCAGCCAGCCCTCTTTCGCCAGTTCTGCAATAGCCGATTTCACTGTGGATTCACTTCTTGCACCGATCTGACGCCGGATAGTTTCAATGGCAGGCCATGACACGCCCTCGTCATTGCTGTAGTCTGCAAGACGGGCCATAACCGCCACCCTGGATAAGATCATGCCGGTGAAGGCGCACCCTTCCCAGACAAGACCATGAAGCTTGCTGCTCATAAAACCCCCGAACACCGTGCTTTTAGTGCATCACCACAGCATTCCCTGCCGGGCCGCCGCGATTCATCTGGTCATACAAAACAACCGCTGACGCAACAAAATCATCGACATCCTTCACCAGCCGATCCCTCCGTTCGACGATCTCACGGTAATATTCAGAACTGTGGCTGCGCATACGGGCCACCAGCAAAGGCGGCATCGCCTTTTCGATCGCCGGTAACAGAGCCTGCATTTTTTCAACAGCATCAGGGGTGTCTTTCTCTACCCAGCGGAAAATTTTCTGGGTATTGCGAGCCAGGGCTTCCGGATGGCTGTCGTCATACAGTTCTGGGAACGTCATACCCAACTCAAAATAAGCCTGGGTTATTCCAGCTGCTGGAACTTTTTCGCCATCAGGACGCGCCCAGGCATTCATCGCCATGCGGATGTGTTCATGCTTGATTTTCATGAATCAAGCTCCTAGAAAGTGGTTGTGTTAACGTTTTGGTATCTTCCAGCTCGGGCCAAATATTCATCCAATCAAAAGGCCTTAGTTGCTGACGTGTAACTTCACCATTACTGGCTCGCTCAATAAGGACACATAACGATGCCCCTAACACTTGACCTTTACTCAATGCCTTTCTTAGATAACCGATGCTGGTACCACACTCGCATGCAAACATACGCTGTTCATCTGACGAAAGAGAATTGAGAAATATTCTTAATTCTTCCATAGCTACTCCTTAGTAAACACAGCAAAGAATACCCACAGGTAAACAAAAGTCAATACCCACAGGTTGTTTACCTTGCGGTAATCGCATCTATTATTTACCTATGGACAAATATGAATTTAGACGACAGCAACTCATCAAAATTCGTGATGAGAAATGCGATGGTAAAGCGGTTAACGTGGCCAGAAAGATCGGGCGCGAGCCTTCTTATGTATCAAGAATGTTGTACCCAGAGGGGAAAAAGGGAAAAAAACGGATCGCTGATGATATGGTGGAGATTATCGAAGAGTCCTTTGGGTTACCCCGGGGATGGATGGATGGTATCGTTTCATCATCAACGAACACAGCCTCCAGTTATGAAACAAGGGTTCTAACGCCACGACAACGTATTTTTTTAGATCTCTTAGACGAACTGCCAGAAAGTGAAGCGGATAAATTATTAAAAACTCTTGAAGAGAAAAAACAGTATTACAATATGATCTACGAAGAAATCCGTAAAAAGAAAGCACAAAACGCATCATAGCTCACCAAACAACTAGTCACCAGTTAAGACACCGCAAAAATTTACCCATGGGTATTTACTTTTTAAATACCTATGGGTATCCTTCTTTTCATACCAACCCACCCCGCCCCACAGAATGCAGGGCAATACTTCGAGTTACCAGGCAGTGGTCAGGGGTTAAGTAGCCAGCCCGAGGCGTAAGAACATGACGGCAGGGTTCAACTTTAATAACTATGCAGCAGGTTTTTGTTCCGCTACCCCGGCGTTAAGGGGAAATGAGGTCAGCATGGATACTATCGATCTTGGCAACAACGAATCTCTGGTATGTGGCGTGTTTCCCAATCAGGACGGCACGTTTACCGCGATGACGTATACCAGAAGCAAAACGTTTAAAACGGAAGCTGGCGCGCGTCGCTGGTTAGCAAGAAACTCTGACTGATGAGGTTGACGATGGAATTTAAAGATTTACCTCCTTCAATCCAGGAGATTGCAGCACACACACTTCGTCATCGTCTGAACGAACTTGAATTGGAATCGGTAACGAAAAAAGACACTGATAATATGGCTCGTAATGTGCGCGATGCGTTTACCGGATTGTATTTCTGTGCGTCTATAAATAAACACGACTCAGAGAGTGTGGCAAATAAAATTGCAGAAACGACAGCGCAAAACATCAATACGAAACCAACGGAAGAAGAAATTGATCAGTTTGCTCATGATGCTGGTTTAAAAAACAAGAAAGAAAAATCGCCATATGCGGGGAACATGTTTGTTTATGACAATCTCATCAGAATTCGTGGCGAAATTCCGGCGGAATACCTGGCAAGAGTCCATCAGGCATTGCTTAAAAATTTGGAAACAGAATTATTTGATGGCAACACTAACGGTTTCTTCATGGTATCAGGCCTTGAGAAAGACTGGGATGCAGAAAAACGCTGGAATGTTGCTACATGGTTATTCAGTAACAGAGCCGCTGCACTGGAAGCTTCGGCATGTATTTGCGGCCTGTTCTTAACAGACCACAAATATAATCTGGATGTGTACAGTTATATTTACGCTGAACACGGTCCACTCTGGATTGACTGGTAATTATAAGGAAACACCAGCAGGGCCGCGGCGACCAACAGAACGATTAAAATCAATAATGCCATTATAAAGGACATTATTTAATTTATCGTCGAATGCTGATTCTGTGAGCCTCAACTCTGAATGAGTTTTTAATAACCCTGATTGCCTGAGTTGATTTACCAGGCATTCAATCTGTTTTTCAATAAGCGGATTTCTTTTTTGTTTGGCATTTTATCCTCCATTGAGGTTCTGGGTTAAAAATGGAGACCAACACGCTGTCACGTGTGGTCGTGCGCCGGACACGGATAAGAATCCGGTACTGACAGTTTACTGAAAGGATATTTCCCTGAAAAGTCAGTGCATAACGCGAAAGCGTACGGCGAAGCTCTTTCCCTTAGAAGGCTTGTCGTTAGATTTCTTCGAACGTGCGCTTCCGGTTGTGGCACTCCGCGAAATGGCGCGGCGGTAAGTATGGCGGGGTTATTCCTTCCCCAGTTGAGGACACCGGGTTGTCAGGTTGACCATACGCTTAAGTGACAACCCCGCTACAACGCCCTCTGTTATCAATATTCTGGTGACATTTGGCGGTATCAGTTTTACTCCGTGACTGCTCTGCCGCCCTTTTTTAAAAGTGAATTTTGTGATGCGGTGAATGCGGCTCAGCGCACGCGGAACAGTTAAAACCAAAAACAGTGTTATGGGTGGATTCTCTGTATCCGGCGTTAATTGTTAACTGGTTAACGTCACCTGGAGGCACCAGGCACCGCATCACAAAATTCATTGTTGAGGACGCGATAATGGAAAAGTTATCATGTAATGCCAGCACGTCTGAACTTCGTTTCGAAATTGGCGTTATCACTGGAGACAAAACATTTATTGAAGACGCCATTAAGCAGAGAAAACTCGAGCAGGACCTGTTAAATGAAGTATGCATTCCTTCAATGCTGGCTCGTCTGGACCTGCTGCAAAAAGGATATAAACAATGAATACAACATTTGCACTCGTTCTGACAGTTTATCTTGTTTCCGGCGAATCTCTTGAGCTGGTGACTGGCTTATACGGTTCAATGAAAGAATGCATGGCTGCAGCAGCAGAACAAAAAATTCCCGGTAACTGTTATCCGGTAGATAAAACTACTCACACTAATAATAACGAAATACCGGCAGGACTTTAAAACAGCACCGTAATTAATATCCGGTTTCATTTTTATATGCCAGCAATGGCAGGGATTTGTTCACCCTTAAATCTGTAATGAGGTTAAAACAAAATGAGTAAAGTCTTTATTTGCGCCGCCATTCCGGACGAACAGGCAATAAAAGAAGAGGGCGCAGTTGCTGTAGCCACTGCCATTGAAGCCGGTGATGAACGCCGCGCCCGTGCCAAATTTACCTGGCAATTCCTGGAGCAATATCCTGCTGCTCAGGACTGCGCTTATAAATTTCTTGTCTGCGAAGATAAACCTGGCATGCCCCGCCCTGCTATCGACTCCTGGGATACCGAATATATGCAGGAAAACCGCTGGGATGAGGAATCCGCTTCCTTTATTCCGGTCGAACCAGAATCCGATCCTATTAACGTCAATTTTGACAAGCTGTCCCTTGAAGTACAGAACGCGGTCCTGGTTAAGTTCGGTACATGTGAAAACATCACCGTTGATATGGCGATTGACGCGCAGGAATTACTGCAAGAAGACGTGGCTACCTTTGACGGACATATCGTTGAAGCACTGATGAAAACGCCTGAAATTAACGCTATGTATCCGGAACGCAAACTGTTCGCTATCGGATGGGTTAAACACAAATGTAAGCCGGGTACCAAATGGCCCGAAATTCAGGCTGAATTACGTAACTGGAAAAAACGGCAGGACGCAGAGCGCAAAGAGACTGGAAAATACACGTCTGTTGTTGATCTTGCCCGCGCCAAAGCCAACCGACAGCACACTGAAAACCCAGCAGAAAAAATCCCTCCTGTAACTGCCGCCATTCATCGCGAATACAAGCAGACATGGAAAACCCTGGACAGGGAGCTGGCCTACTATCTCTGGCCTGGTGATGCGGATGCCGGAAACATTGACGGCAGCATCCTTCGCTGGGCTAAAAATGAAGTTATCGCCAGAGATCGCGAAGACTGGAAGCGCATCTCCGCATCAATGCGCAAACAACCTGATGCGCTTCGCTACAGCCGCCAGACTATTTTTGGCCTTGTCCGTGAACGTCCGATCGACATTCACAAAGACCCTGTGGCACTGAACAAATACATTACTGAATACCTGACTACAAAGGGCGTGTTTGAAGATGAAGGAAGAAATCAGAGCGCAACTGATACTCTCTCGTCGCCAGTACCAGAAACTGATGCAGTGGAAACGGCAATTCAGGACAACGAAAAAACCGAATGCAAAGTGGAAGTCGAATCATCTGTAGAGCGTGAGGGGCCGTTCTACTTCCTCTTCAGCGACAAGGATGGCGAAAAATACGGTCGTGCAAACAAACTTTCTGGTCTGAATAAGGCGCTGGCTGCAGGGGCTACTGAAATCACGAAAGAAGAATATTTTGCCCGCAAAAACGGTACATACTCAGGTTCACAACAAAATACTGGTGCATCTGACACGATCGCACAACCGGAGCCGGTAAAAGTTACCGCTGACGAAGTAAACAAAATTATGCAGGCAGCCAATATCAGCCAGCCTGACGCCGATAAGTTGCTTGCTGTATCACGTGGTGAATTTGTTGCAGGGATTAGCGACCCGAATGATCCGAAATGGGTGAAGGAGATTGAAACCCGCGATTCAGTGAATCAGAACCAGCAAGAAACGGAACAGAACGACCAGAAAGCGGAACAAAACAGCCCAAATGCGTTACAAAACGAGCCAGAAACGAAACAATCCGAACCAGTAGTGCAACAGGAACCGGAAAAAGTCTGCACCGCCTGCGGTCAGAGCGGTGGCGGCAACTGCCCCGATTGTGGCGCTGTCATGGGCAACGCAACATACCAGGAAACATTCGATGAAGAGAATCAGGTTGAAGCTCAGGAGAATGATCCGGAGGAAATGGAAGGCGCTGAACATCCACACAAGGAGAACACTGGCGGCAATCAGCATCACGCCAGCGATAGTGAAACTGGCGAGGCGGCAGATCCCTTAATTAAGGTGAATGGTCATCACAATCTCACATCCACCAGCAGAGCGGGGATTCATCTGATGATCGACATTGAAACCATGGGAAAAAATCCCAATGCCGCGATTATCTCAATAGGCGCAATATTTTTCGATCCACAAACCGGAGATATGGGACCGGAATTTAGCAAGACCATCGATCTGGATACTGCTGGCGGAGTTATTGATCGTGACGTCATTAAATGGTGGCTGAAGCAATCACGTGAAGCGCAGTCTGCCATTCTGACCGATGAAATCCCGTTAGATGATGCACTACTGCAATTGCGGGAATTTATCGCCGAAAACTCCGGTGAATTTTTTGTTCAGGTCTGGGGAAATGGAGCCAACTTCGACAACGTGATTTTACGCCGTTCATACGAACGGCAGGGGATCCCCTGCCCCTGGCACTACCACAACGATCGCGATGTACGCACAATCGTTGAGCTAGGGAAAGCCATAGACTTCGATGCCAGAACAGCTATCCCATTCGAAGGTGAGCGCCACAATGCACTTGATGACGCCCGTTACCAGGCAAAATACGTTTCAGCTATCTGGCAAAAACTGATCCCGAGTCAGGCTGATTTTTAATGTTCAACCATCGCCGGTTGTGACTGGTATTCTGCAACCGGCCCTCATCTGATGTAAGAGATAAAAGCGATGAGCGAAGTAATCATGATTGTCTCTCCCGGTAAATGGGTATCCGAAGAGCAGTTAATTGCGCTGAAAGGAATAAAAAAAGGTACGTTAAAAAAGGCCCGGGAAAAATCGTTTATGGAAGGAAGGGAATATAAGCATGTCGCTCATGACGGTATGCCATGGGATAACAGTCCATGCTTTTACAACCTGGAAGAAATTGATCGCTGGATTGAGCGCCAGGCATCTGCAAGACCAAGACGTCATCTTGCTTGA